GATCTTTCAGAAGGGAAACCTCGAAGGCAACGCGATGGTCTCCATCACCCAGTCCGCGGTTCCACGCGAGCGGCTGGCCCCCGAGTTCCGGGCTATGCTGGAGGACACGGTAGAGGCGTTCGAGGCGTTCTACAACTACTTCTCCGAGTACCCGCTGCCGGATCACTGCCGGGAGTGGGTGCAGGACTACCTGGACAACCCGCGCCTCCTCCTCAACGTCCCGCCCGGCCACAACAAGTCCACGATCTTCTGCCAGTGGATCCCCGTGTGGGAGCTAGTCAAGAACCGCAACGCCCAGATCCTCCTGGTCTCCCTCTCCTCGCAGCTGGCGACGATGTGGACCAGCTACATCTCTGTGCTGCTGACCTACACCGAGATCCCCCAGATCTTCGGCCGGTTCGCGCCGGACAAGAATAGCGGCGACGAGCCGTGGCGCCCCTCCAAGGGCGAGTTGATGGTGGTCGGCCGGACCTCGACCCACAAGAACCCCGGCGCCCAGTTCTCGGTTCTGAGCCGTGGTAGCGGCGGGGCCGTGCTGGGATTCCGCGCCACCCACATCATCGTGGACGACGTGACCGACGCCGACACCGCCATCTCGGACGCAAAGCGCGAGCGCGAGGACCGCTGGTTCTTCGGAGCCGTGGCCTCCCGGCTGCAGCCCAAGGGCCGGTTCGTGGTCATCGGGCAAAGGGTGGACATCCGCGACATCTACGGCAAGATCGCGGACATGAAGTACCTGAAGGGTCCCAAGACCGGGACGAGCATGTGGCACCACATCCAGTACCCAGCCGTGCTGCGGTGGCCGGAGGACGAGGACGAGACGGGCGACGCCAAGGTGCTGTGGCCCGAGCAGTGGCCGTACGAAGAGCTGATGGACAAGTACGGCACGCTGGGCGAGAAGCTGTTCAGCTGCATGTTCCAGCAGGAGCCCATGCCGGACGGCGCCGGGCTGGTGCGGGCGGAGTGGCTGGAGCGGTGCCGCGACCCGAGGCGGAAGGGCGGCCAGGGCTACAGGGCGGAGGGCACCGACGGCGAGTTCTTCCCGGTCGTCCGAGTAGCGTCGCTCGACCCCAGCCCCACCGAGTACAACGGGGCCATCATCGCAGATGTGCTATACGACCGGGGCCAGTTCTGGTGCTTCATCCTCACCGTGGAAACTTTCAAGGGCGGGATGCAGGCACAGAAGCGCTGGATGCGCAAGGTGCTGTCGGAGTACCACCCCGACTACATGATCGTCGAGCGCAACATCGCGCAGCACCTCTTCCAGGGGGACCCCGACTTCGAGGACGTGAAGCAGCGGACGACGGTGATGGAGCATCGGACCAGCGCCACCAACAAGAACGACATCGAACTGGGGATGGAGAGCCTCGCGGCCGACTTCGAGCAAGCGCGGATCTCGCTCCCCTACGGAGACAGCTACGGCATCAAGTCCTCCGCCATCCTGGAGCACGAAGCGATGATCTGGGCGCCGCAGACTCGCATCACCGCCGACGCGCTCCACGCCCTCTGGTTCATCAAGTGGAACCACAGGCGGCTGGTCCCGCGCCGGAACCTGCAGGACCACTTCGACGGGACCGAGGGCCGGGAGCACTGGTACCTGAAGGAGCACCGCCCCGAGGTTGACAAAGCCCGCGCGTGGCGCGAGCATCAAGCGCAAGCGCGCCACAAGCGTAGGCAAAGGGAGCTAGCGAATGCAGAAGCCTGAAGTAGTAGCGGTCTACGAGGAGAGGATCAACGGCCAGTACATCGCTGACCAGGTGAACGGGTACCGACAGCAGGCACGCTACCAAGACCACAAGCGCAGGATCCAGGACAACTTCAAGCTGTACGGCGGCGACTTCACCTCCCTCTACCCCGACGAGTGGATTCCCCGGACCCCCAAGGTCGAGAACAAGTACAAGAACGCGCTGCACGACCTGACGCGCCTGGCCTGCGAGGCCGCGCCGATGCCCGTGTTCGCGCTGACCGACGAGAGCACCGCCGCCTACAAGGCGGCCCGCGTGCGCGAGACGATCGCGGCGACCACCTGGGAGATGAACAACGGCCCGGACATCGAGGCCCGCCTGTACATGGACCTCATCGGCAGCGGGATGATGGCCCTGGCCTGCGTCTCGAACCCACGTTCGGACTACCCCCAGTTCTACCGGCTCAACCCGGTGGGCATGTACCCGAAGGTGCGCAACGGCCAGCTGATCTCCATGCTGTACGAGGAGACCATGAGCCTGGAGGAGGCCGCGTCCCAGTGGCCCGACATCCACTTCATCAAGAAGGACCGCGCCAAGAACGTCCTCGTCATCACCCTCTTCGACGACATGGCCGTGTCCCAGTTCGTCTGCCAGCCCACCACGGCGGGCACCAAGGTAAAGGAAACGCACCGCGTGTCCGACACCTGGGTACATGAGCTAGGCTGCGTGCCGGTGGCGTACCGCCAGCAGGACTCCCTGGACGAGGAGTTCCGCGGCCTGCTCGACCAGATCGGCGGACCTATGATGGTGCGCAACCGCATCGTCGCCTACATGGATGACTACATGGAGGACATGGTGCACGCGCCATACGAGGAGCGCGGCATCCTGAACCCCAACGCCAAGCCCGGCCCCGATACCATCTTCCACCACGACGCGACGTACGACGGCAACACCTTCATGCGCCGCGTGCCGCCTGCGGCACCGGCCGGACAGGTGTTCGGAGTCCTGCAGTACATGGACGACCAGGAGTCGAAGGAGGCCATCCAGCCGCCGTCCCGCGTAGGCTCGGTCTCCCAGTCCATCGCGTCCGGTAGCTTCGTCTCCTCCACCCAGGGCGGGCTCTCCAGCGCGATCAAAGAGCTTCAGCGCCAGATGGGCGCCCTGCGCAAGAAGCTCACTTACATCACCTTCAAGATTGACGAGAAGCACCTGGACATGAACAAGCCCCTCATCCGCGGCGTCAAGGGCAAGAACACCTACACGCCGTCGAAGGACATCAAGGAGCAGTACACCTGCCGCTACCTCTTCGGCGCTGCGGCTGGCGTGGACCGCCAGTACGCGGACCAGCGCGTGCTCACCCAGCTGGGCGCGGGCCTGATCTCCAAGGAGACCGGCCGCCAGCAGATCGAGTACCTCGACGACGCCGCGTCCGAGCAGGACAAGATCGACCGCGAGCAGCTGGGGAACACCATCTTCCAGCGCTTCGCCGCCGACCCGAGCCAGCCGCTGCACATCGCGGCCCAGGCGTTCATCGAGATGGGCAAGGGGGCCTCGCTCCTAGAGGCTGTCGAGAAGATTGCGCCTGAGCTTGTGAAGGCCGCTCAGCAGCAGCAGCCGACCCCAGGCGGAGTGCCTGGCGAACTGGCAGTCGCGGAGGCGCCAGCCGACGGTGGCGCTTCGGACCTGGAGGCTCCGGCTCCGGCTGGTCCTACCGGCCCAGGCTTCGCACCTCTGGAGTTCGCGTCCCAGCCGCTCCAGCAGCAGATCGTCACGACCCGATAAGGAGCCTCGATGCCTGATGCACTTCCGAAGCCAGAGGACGCGCGCCTCACGTCTGTTGTTGGTCAAGACCCCCGAGCAGTCGGTGCTGCGAATGACGCAGCTGATGTCGCGCAACAGGCTCTTGAGGCTGGGGATCCTACAGCCCAAGCACTACCGGCTCAGCAGCCAGCCGCCGTGCTTCCAGAGCCCGATCTTTCTGGGGATCCTAGGGCTCCGAAGGCCCAGTACGCGGACGAAGATGAAGAGCTACTCTTTGGGCCAACCACGCGGCCGAACGTCCCCGTCAATCGGGGGGTGACGCGACGTGGGGCTCCCGAGCCCGCGAAGCTGCGCCAGTTCCTGCCCGAGATTCTGGAGGCCGCGAGCCAGCCGGACGCACCGCCCGAGCTGATCTCCTTCCTTCGCCTTCTCCAGTACGAGATGGGAGAGTAAGTGCCCTTCAAGCCGCAGGAGTCCTACAACCCGTCATACCGCGTACCCAAAATCGCGGATCGCGTCAAGTCGTTCTCCCGCCTGTTCCGACAGACCAACATCGGCATCGTCGGCTGGGCGGGGACGAACCATGGCATCTCCGACCGGACGGCCACCCGCTTCGGTACGGTCATGTCCCAGGCGTACGACTACGTGGCGGGCAATCAGAAGTTCGCCGGGCTGCCCGGCTTCCTCTTCGAGCCCACGCTGAGCGCGCTCAACACCCCTGACCCCGAGCGTCGGCACGCGCGCATGGCGCTTCTGCGGAACATCCGGGGCATGGCCCCCGACCGCCAGGAGCACCTGGCTGCCTATCTGCGCGGGACCTACAACTCCGGGGGCCTCGTCACCGAGCAGGACAAGGGCGTGGTACAGGAGTTCCTGGGCGAGCGGGATCAGGACTTCGAGCTAGGCGGAGCGACTGGCGCCGAGATCAAGCTGGACCCCGGCATCGAGGTGGACGAGTACTACGGCGACCAGATTGACCGCGCCCAGGAGGCCGAGTCCATCAACCTGTACTCGGACCTGCGGTCCCTCTTCCCCGAGATCGACATCGCCATCGACGATGAGGATCTCTCGGACACCCTGACCTCCATGGCGAACTCCTTCGCGGACGACGCCTACGCGAACATCCCCCAGATCGAGGGGGCCTTCAACATCCGGGACGACATCCTCTCCGGCAAGGCTAGCTACAGCGAGGCGTTCCTGCGTACCCTGTCGCAGAGCGGTGGCCTGGCAACGGGCGCTGGCCTGGCGGCCTCCCGCGCAGCGGGAGCCGTAGGGGCCGAGGGTATCGCAGACGACATTGGGAACACCGCGCGCCAGATCGAAGAGGAGATGGCGGGCGTCATCGTCGGCAAGTTCGACGAGCAGGGCGAGTGGAACGGCGGCATCCTGGGCGGGGACCTAGACCCCAACTCCCCCGACTTCCAGCGCACCATCGAGGCCCGCATGGGCGGTTTCGCCCTACTGGGCGGCGTCGGCTTCGGCCTGGTCGGTGGAGCAGTGGGCGCCGCAGGCCGTCGCCTGAAGATCGTGCGCGGAGCCCTCACCCCCGACATCGCGCGCGACGCCCTTGCCGCAGCGACCAAACAGCGCTGGGGCGCGTCGGGCGGGCTCTTCGGCAAGGTGGCCGAGACGTATCGCGGTCCGCTGCGCATGGCCACGAACCAGTTCGACGAGGCCATCCTGAAGTTCGCCCGCAACCCCGAGGACTTCTTCGTCGAGGGCATCCACGGCAAGCGCGGGCGGCAGCTACTGCAGTCCCTGGAGGCGGCCAAGGAGGCGCACCCCGGCGACATCGACGCGCAGGTGGGCTTCATTCGCGGCGTGTACGGCGACCAGATTGACACCGGACTGACTCGCCGCATGCTGGAGGCGCCGGACGCGGACGCCGCCAAGCGCACGTTCGTCGAGGCCGTATCGGGCTGGTATCAAGGGGAGGACCGCATCGTCAAGGGCAACAGGCGCATGGCGGACCTGGAGAAGGAGCAGTTCGAGCTAACGGCTGGCGAGCCAGGGAACCTCGGTGCCGCCCGTGCGGAGGTAATGGAGGACATCTACGACCCGCAGCCCGGTATGGAGACCGAGGTGCTCGACGACGCTGGCCAGCCCAAGCGCATGTTCCATGGCACCGGCGAGACCTTCCAGGAGTTCGATCCCGCAGCCCAGACCGACAGCGCCCTGTACGGACCTGGATTCTACTTCACCGACAACCCTAGTATCGCGTCCGGGTACTCCGGCACGCGCACGCGCAACTTTACCAGCCGGGTAGAGGCCGACTCCGTGGCCAAGTTCTACGATGGGATAGTGGAGAGGCGTTCCGACGGGACGTTCGATGTCACGTTCCAGGGTGGAAACCCTGGCGGGCAGGGTGCCCCGCAGGTGCGCACGCACTTTCTGGGGGCGAAGAAGCCGTTGGACCTCAGGGGGAACTGGAAGGGCTCCGCCGCCAGCGCGCTGTTCAGG